TTAACCGACTAGATTATAATATTCTTCCTTAACCATAGTCTCGTTGACTGTGGTTTTTAAGTCGTATTTTTCCATAAAGCGAACGTAATTAAACTCTCTGACATCGTCCATCAAGGCTAATTCTTCTTTGACCAGATAATGAATCATATTTCTATCCGCTTGCAGTTCGTACTGTTCACGCCTTCGGTCATATTGCGACGGGTCGTGGTCAACGTGGCCAATTTCATGGTAGACGACTTTCCTATATTGGACGTCATCAAGATAAGCATTGACTGCGATCATGTTAGCACGCTTGTTGTATATGCCTTTCTTGTCCGTATCTCTACCGTCAAAATAGACCAAATCAATACCACGCTCTGCGCAGACCGATTCTGGTGTCATCATAGGCAACTATTCCTTATCTCTATTTTTCATCCGTGTTTCAAGGATAGAGGCAATAAGGTCTATATCCTCGTCATTTAGTGGTTTACCATCATAAGACATAGAGGATTTAGCTATCTCCTTGAAGTCGATTCCTGCCGTGTCATCCTTGGTCGCTATTCGCGGATTATCTGTTCTACCTAATAGATAGTCTGTACTAACATTAAAATAGTCGGCGATTTCTGCAATACGCTCAGCGTTTGGTTTTTTATTTTTTAAACCATATAAAGTATTTCTTCCTAAACCAAGCTTTTCTTCTAATTGATTAAGAGATAATCCTTGTTTTTTAGCCAAAAGCTTGATTCTTTCAAATGTCGGAAACATTATATTATCAACCTTTCTAAGAGATTGACAAAAAATATTTAAATTTTGGGCGAAAAATACTTGACATATTTTAGCCGGTAGTTTAAAATAGTTTTTGTAAAGTTAAAGAGTTAGTAAGTACACAAGTAAAAACTAATTCAAAAAAATAATAGCTTTGGCGAGCAGATTGTATTGATTGAACTGGGTTTTATCAAGTGTTTTTCCTTATGGTTTGATTTTAAACCATAAGCTAAATTATGTCAAGAGATTTACTAACTTTTTAACCAATTTTATGGAAAGGAGAAACAACATGAGACCGAAACAGTATCCGTATCAAAAACGACATGTAATTGTCACTGCAAAGTCGAATTATTACTTCATTCATCGCTACGTTCATGAAGTATTAGAAGTTAGCGATAAAAAAGACCCAGCAACCATCGCGGCAGTTGCTGAGTTGTTAAAATTCTACACAGACCATTTTTGAGGATGCTTGTCTGTGATTTCAAACGAGCGGACTTGATCAAGGTTGACATAGTAAACTTTTGAAGATGTTGCAGTTTTAACAGAAATCCAATTCGGCAAATCGATTTCGTCTGCAATTTCTGTAATCGATAGTTTGTGGCTATCAGAGAAAACAAAAGCGACATTTTTACCCTGTTCTAACGCTCGTTGAATACGTTGTTTAAGCATATAATCTCCTCCTTTCCGTGTTGATAGCTAAATTATAGCATGGATAGGGGAGGGGAACAAGAATAGAAAGGAAGTAGAGAACAAGATGAGTGAAAATAAAAAAACACTACCAATCAAATCTTTAGAGATTAGGATTGACAGTGATTCAAGTGTTCCACAAATCATTCTAAACGGTATTGACTTTAAAGCTGACGGAATTGGCTTAAAAGGTTTAAAAATTGTTTGGGGAAGCAAAGAAGATGAAGTTCCTGAGACGCTTATTCAAGTTGACTATATGCAACTAGACGATAAGGGAGTTTTCCAAGAAATGTCGATTGCACAATCATTCTCAGGAAGTTTACTTAGTAAATAAGTCTGGATATCAAAAAGAAAGGAAAAATATGAGTCAACAACATAAAAAATGGATTGATTTGGTTAAAAAGCGACTACACGAACGTGGTTGGTCGCAGTCGGATTTTGCGATTGTGCTTGGTGTTTCACCTGCCATGGTTACTCGTTTACTGAAAGAGGGGCATGGTAGCGATGACCTCAAGCTAAAAGTGAACAAGAAACTCAGAATTTCTGAGAGTTGGGAAAGTTTTGAGGGATATGAGTAAGAAGTTAATCATCAACTGGCAAAAGAAAAACTACCAGCTCAGTCAACTGATAGTTGATAGCCTTGAGGGGCTAGATGTGTGGGAGACTGTGTTAGCACTTGCAAAGATAAGGTGGAGGTACTAATGGTGTTTTATTGGGAGTTATTCAGGTTAATTTTAATTGTTGGTGTTATTGCTATAAATTTCTTTGCAATTAAAAAGCTAATGAGAGAATACCGATATTTTTCAAATAAGATTAAGAATTGGAAAAATCGTTAAGAAAAGTAATCAATGTGTGTAACTTTACAACATCAACTTCAGGGGCATCAATCTTTTCAATGGTGTTATCAGTCAGTGTTTGCAGGTAGTAGCCTTTCTTGATTCTGTCACTAAGGAAATCCCTCACTTCACCATATAGCACAATGAAGATTTTTGAATTAATTTCAGTAAAAAAAGATTTATCTGGCAGAATGTGTTGAAATTGGATAGAGTACGGAATTCCATTGACAAGTAGTTTATCAATTGTCTTCCAAGATAGTTTTTTTTCTACGGTTAATTGGCAAAGGCGGTCTATTGATGGATTCATTATTTTAAGTCCCTTCTGTTAGAAAGTATGCTATGAAGTGCGTTGAATGGGTCGATAAAATTGATGTATTCGACAAATTGATAGCGATGTAACTTTTTTAATTGTTTTATCGGTTTTGAAAATACCTTATTTTTCTTAGAAAGTGTTGGATAGTTGTGCTCGATCTCAGAGACAATATCAGATACATTCTTGACTATGTCTTCTGGAACGGTTGCAAAACGGTTGTCAATCTGACTCAGTAATATCTTAATAGCATCCAACTTGCCTAGATATTGATTGGCCTCCTCCGAAAACAATCCAATTTCTTTCGATTCGTCAAGTTTGTCCTTTGTAGCTCTGGCTAGAATAAAAGTACAAATTGTGATTATGAATCCAATTGGTGCAGTAATCTCATTAAAAGTTTTAAGTAAATTTGTCAAATCACCATTCATATTATCTACCTCAATATACTATTTATCTATATTATACCAAATTAGAAAGGAATTTTATGAACGAAATTATCAACGTTAATGTGAACGACAATCAGGAGCCTGTGGTGTCTGGTCGGCAGTTGCATGAGGCTTTGGGGGTCAATTCACGATATACAACTTGGTTTGAAAGAATGACCGAGTATGGGTTTGTCGAAGGTCAGGACTTTCTCCCAAATTTGGGAAAAAGTACGGGAGGTCGCCAAGCTGTTGACCACATTATCAAGCTGGATATGGCTAAAGAAATTGCTATGATCCAACGGACAGACCGTGGCAAGCAGGTACGTCAGTATTTTATTCAAATAGAAAAAGACTTTAACAGTCCAGAGAAAATTATGGCTCGTGCATTGCTTATGGCTGACAAGAAAGTCCATCAGCTGGAAGCACAGATTGAGGCGGACAAGTCCAAGGTGTTGTTTGCGAATGCGGTTGAGGCTAGTGCTACATCTATCTTGATTGGGGACTTTGCTAAGATTTTGCGCCAGAATGGCTACAATATCGGTCAAAATCGCTTGTTTGAGTGGATGCGCAATAATGGTTTTCTCATTCGGAAACGTGGAGAGAGCTACAATATGCCGACCCAGAGGTCTATGGATATGAGCTTGTTTGAGGTCAAAGAGCGGACACACCATGAGCCGAACGGCAGCATTCGGATCAGCAAGACGACCAAGATGACGGGTAAGGGTCAGACTTACTTCATCAATAAGTTTTTGAACGAAGACATGCAAAAAGCCTGAGGGAAATCAGGCTCAAATATAAACATACAAAGAAAGTGTAACATATTATGATTGATTTTGAAAGCTTTTTTAAAGAGAAAATGGAAAACATCATGACTATGGCATGGGCTGAGAAGTCGGAGATGTTTGATCCTGACAACGCTTATCCGCCAGTCATGACCCAAGCGGAATTTAGAAAGTGGTTGAAAATCGGCGATGCGACTGTGAAATATTTTATCTCAAAAGGCATGCCTGTGATCAGAAATGAAAACGGGAGTATTCGCATTCCGAGGGATGCCGTACGTGTCTGGCTACGGGATAATTGGCAAGTATTGGCATAGGAGATGGATATGACAGAAGAATTGATGTTGACAGCTGAACAAGGTTTAGCATTTATTGCTATTTTGACCCCAATATTAATCTGGCTGATCCGTAAGCCTGTTGAGATTGAGGTTAAAGAGCCTGTGATTGAAGAAAAGCAACCAGAACGGAATTTGAGATACTTGCAAATTCGGACATACTACGGAGGATAAGATTATATGAAATTTTTGGAAATGATGAAAAAATTTTTGAGTGTTGAGGAAGATGACTACATTCCTGAAAGCCAACATAATCTGGAACGTGAGTTGGCCAACGCTAGACACACAGCCAAGGAATATAAGAAGTTGGCTTTGCTGAAAAATCAGGAATGCGTTGGTCAGGCTAGACTGATTGACCAGTTAAACAGACAGATTGATTACTTTGAAAGTGTCAACAAGTGCCAAGCAGAGCTATTGGCAGATCGTGAGGTCTAACTATGGTCTGGATTGTGGCAAAAATAAATAAAAAGGGTCGTGGTCGTAAGCATTATTATAAAAAGATTTTCGACACATGGCAAAAAGCTAGGATTTATCAACAGGACTTGTTTAATAAGGGTATAAATGCTGAGATGTGGGAGGAGAGGGATGGCTCGCAGACATGAATTCGCCCACAAAGTACCCAAACGAGTAGGTGATTTGAAGTCTAATACAGGGGTGGATTACGCTATTTGGGTACAAAATTGTGAGCTGACTAATGATGAACTAGCGGTATTGCTCGGTATAGATGTGAGATATGTAACGAGAATGCGGAAACTTGACTGGATTCCCGATACATCTGTCCGAGAGCGCATTGATCACTTAATTTTGACAAGGAGAACATGATGGCTAGCGAGATTAAATGGATTAAGATTGTCACTGATATTTTTGACGATGAGAAAATTCTGCTGATTGAGTCTTTGCCAGAAGCAGACACGATTATCGTGGTTTGGTTTAAGCTTCTTACTCTTGCTGGCAAGCAGAATTACAGCGGTGTCCTGATGATGAATGACCGTGTGCATTACACAGACGAAATGTTGTCAACTTTGTTTCGCAGGCCCTTGAATACAGTTCGGGCTGCACTTCAAACTTTTGAGCAGTTTGGGATGATTGAGATTATAAATAATGCCATTACTATTCCAAATTGGGAGAAACATCAGAGTGTAGAGGGTATGGAAAAGGCTAGGGAACAAGCTCGGAAGCGTATCGCAAAGTATCGGGAGAAGCAGAAACAACTGGCAAATAGTAACGTTACATGTAACGTTACAGTAACGCATGGTAACGCACTAGATAAAGAAGAAGAAATAGATAAAGAAGAAGATATATATAATATATGTCCGATTCAGGAAATCATTGAATATTTAAATTCAGCAACTGGAAAGTCTTATCGTTATCAGTCAAGTAGTAACAAGAAAATACTTCAGGCTAGGTGGAACGAGGGGTACAAGTTGGATGATTTCAAAAAGGTCATTGACAACATGGTAGCTAACTGGACCGGTACAGAATGGGAGAAATATCTCCAACCGTCAACTTTGTTCAGAGAGTCGAATTTTGATAAGTATCTGAACATGGTGCCTAAAGTTCAAAAAACTACACAAACAAATGTTCCTGATTGGGCAAGTGAAGAAGTTAAGAATGAGCAGACGGCAGAAGGGCAAGCTGTGCTAGCTGATTTGTACGCTGAGTTGGAGGCTATGGAAAATGGTGAAACGGGTCATACTTAAAAACCCTGCGAAACAAGATAAGCCATATATTCGAGAGATAAGGCATCTAACTACTGGATTTGATATATTCTATGGGAATGATCAACAGGCATTCCGATATGCAACTTGGGCAGTTGGAGTTGATATGGCAAGGTCATTGTACTTGCGTGGTGATTTTAAAATTATTGAGGTAGATGATTGATGTTTAAGGTTATGCATATAATTAACGGCTTCCATCCTATTCATTTAGGTTACTATTCAAACATTAAAGAAGCGGTTGAGGCTATCAAGGAACATGTGAGAGCTAATTCTGCTATTAGTAATCCTAGATATTCAAAGAGCTGGAAAAACAATCATATTCGCATTGATTATGGCGCTAAGGATTGCTACTTCTTAATAATTTTGGAGGAATAATGGATAGATTAGAAATGCTAGTATATTGGCAAGAAGCAAACGAGCCACTTCGTATGTCTGAGAAGGCCCGCTTGATGGCTTTGCCTGGTGATGATTTTGTAGCCGACTTGAATCGTATGGCCGAGGAATATCATCGTACCAGATATGGAGGTAGTTGATGGTAGCTCATGAAAAAGAGTACGCTCTCTACAAAGGCGATAAGCTATTAGCAATCGGCACAGCGAAAAATCTAGCCGAACAATTCGGCGTGAAGGTTTCGACGATACACTTTTATAAGTCTCCAGCATATATAAAGAGAACGAGTGATGTGAGAGGGAGGAGATTAGTTGAAATTTGAATTATTTAATGACCACTTTGAAAATGCGAAGCGGTATAACATTCCACGGGCGCAATTGATTATTGCAGACATTCCATACAATTTAGGCAACAATGCTTATGCTAGTGACCCACGTTGGTACAAGGATGGCGATAACACAAATGGCGAAAGCAAGTTAGCAGGTAAGTCATTCTTTGATACAGACAATGATTTTAAAATCAATAATTTCTTTGATTTTTGCAGTCGGTTGCTTAAAAAAGAACCAAAAGAAAAGGGTAAGGCACCAGCAATGATTGTATTCCACGCTTGGCAACAGAGGGATATGGTTATTGAGTGTGGCAAAAAGCATGGATTTAACAATGCTTATCCTCTGTATTTTACAAAAAAATCTAGCCCGCAAGTCTTAAAAGCGAACATGAAGATTGTTGGTGCTGTAGAAGAAGCCACAGTATTATATCGTGACAAGCTACCGAAATTTAACAACAATGGCGCTATGATACTTAATCATGCACCGTGGGAGAAGGATAGTTCTTACCCTGTTATCCATCCGACACAGAAACCAATTCCTGTGCTAAAACGGCTGATTGAGATCTTTACGGATGAGGAGGATATTGTGATTGACCCAGTGGCAGGAAGTGGGTCAACACTGAGGGCAGCGATTGAGATGAACCGCTCAGCATATGGTTTTGAAATTAAAAAGGATTTTTACAAGAAGGCAAAAGAGCAGATGTTGTCTAGTTATCAGCCCAGTTTATTTTGAGAAGGTGGAACAGATGACAATATATGATTTTTTGGAGGGTAAGGATGATACACACTAAATAGAAAGGCTTGGAGACATGTGGAATAAAATCAAACAGAAAGATGAACGGTTGTGGCAGTTCGCCAAGGAGGTGGAATGATGGATTGGCCGATATTAGACTTTTTATTTAATCTCATCATGTTATCTGCACTAATAGCGATTTTGACTATTATTTGGGCAATTATCATCGGCATGATTTGTATGTTTTTTGAAAAATAGAAGGTTGAGTGATGAGGTCTGAAAAACGTAGTTTAGCCATTAACGAAGTGAAAGAAGTGTTAAAGAGCGAGCTGGTGACAAAGATATGTGGTGGTAGAGTTTGGGTAGTGAGAACTGTGAAGAAGGAGGAATTGAAATGATCAATAATGTTGTTTTGGTAGGTAGATTGACAAGAGACGTAGAGCTACGTTATACACCGTCTAATCAAGCCGTTGCGACTTTTACTTTGGCGGTTAACCGCAATTTTAAAAATCAGTCGACAGGAGAGCGTGAAGCTGACTTTATTAATTGTGTGATGTGGCGTCAGCAGGCAGAAAATCTGGCTAATTGGACAAAGAAAGGTCACTTGATTGGTATTACTGGTCGGATACAGACTCGTAGCTATGATAACCAGCAAGGGCAACGTGTCTACGTTACTGAGGTAGTCGCTGATAGCTTCCAGTTATTAGTAAAGCGTGATAATACTGGTAATCATACAAGCACGGAATACCAAATGCCATCGAATTTCAGCGGTCCGACAATGGATATCGATGATGACGGATTGCCGTTTTAGGAGGGATTTAATGACTAAAACACTTGATGAAAAGATTGAACAATGGTTTATTGACCGAAACCTACACGAAGCAAATCCAGTTAAGCAGTTTGAGAAACTGATGGAGGAAGCTGGAGAATTGTTTGAAGGTATAGCCAAAGGCAAGTCTGATCTGATTATAGATGCCTTGGGTGACATGCAGGTTGTCTTGATTGGTCTTGAGTTACAAGTCAAGAATGGAGCAGACATTCGAGCGACACCAGAAGAAATGGAATTGCTGCTGATGGTTGCCAGTCTTGGCAATCTCGCAAATAAATTATACAAACATGTATTTTACGATGAGACTAAGACACCACTAATCAAGCCAGATTTGATTATGTTACATAGCAACATCCATTCTGTCGCCATCCACAATTGTACCACAGCTGATACTTGTCTAAAAATCGCTTACGAAGAAATCAAAGACCGTAAGGGCAAGATGATTGACGGGGTATTTGTAAAGGATGCAGATTTGTGAGAAAGACTTTGACAGGCAAAATCAAGCAAGATTTGATTGAATGGAGGACAGGATTTAATGACTAAAATTATTGGATTTGGCCGATGTTTCGGCAAAACTACAATGGCAATCTTAGAAAGTCATGCAACAGGTAATCAGATTATCTGTGCAAATAATAGAATTGCAAGGCATACCTCGGATTACGCAAGACAACTTGGCTATACTATTCCTCAGCCTGTAGCAGCTAATGATCAAAAAATTCCAATAATCACCAGCAATCTCAATAGAGCTGGGCTTGGTATTGTAGTTGATGATGTTGAAATGGTTTTACGAACATTGTTAGGCTGTAAAATTGACACTATTACATTTGATAGCCCGAATGTAATTAGCACGGAAGACCGCTATGCTGAAGAAATAGCTGAGCTTAAAAAGGAGTTGGCGGCATGCTACCGTGAAAAGGAAGAGGACCAGGCTATCATCGAGACCCTGAAAGACAAATGCGTGGACCTCATGCTTGAAAATGCCGATTATGTCTGGGATGAAATAGCGAGAGAAATAGCCAAGAAAAGATCTAATACGAGAAAATGGAGGGCGAAGATATGAAATTTAAGTACAAGCAAATGCAGATCGTTAAACATGCTTTGAAGTACTACATCAAAAGGGAAGGTGCTAGCGAACATGATTTGATGGTTGAACAAAATCTTTTAAAAAAGGTCACGCAAGAAATTGATGACTTTAAAGAAAATGTGATGAAAAGAACATCTTGAGGTTACGCATGAACAAAAGAATCAAGAAAAAGAAGGCTAAACAGGCTGAGTTGCAAAGACAACAAGAACTAGAACAGTTAGAACAGGAACTGGTAAAACTAAGTCCCGAACAACTTGTAGACATTCAAAATGCAATAAGCCAGGTATTTTATGAGTTTGGTAAAGCTTTAGGGAATGCCCTTGAAGGCTTGGTAGAATTTTTCAAAAATTTGGAGGTGACATTTGAAGAAACTGAACAACAAGGAACTTCAACTACTGGACCAAGAACTATACAAATTCCGAGGTATCCAGCGAACCATAGATTTACGCAGACTAGAACTTACAACCAGAAATCCAGACAGCCAAGGTGGATCATCAATCGGAATCAGCAAACCTACAGAAACCGCAGCTATCAAGCTCGCAGATGATCCGACTCTTAAGTTCCTTGAAGGCTTCAAGGAGATTGTGGACAAGCTACTTGCTAACCTAATCGACGAAGACAAGGAAATATTTAATCTACGCTGGCAATACCCGCAACTACGATGGGAAGAAATTGCAGACCAGAAATTTTTAAGCAATGCAACCATCTATCGCCGTCGTAGAATTATCTTGGAGCAGTATGCAATATTAAAAGGGGAATTGTAAAGTGAGAAAAAAGACTACTATTTTTCTCACAAAAATCTTGGTATTATGATAGTGTCGGAACGAGAAGAAGGATAGATACCCACAAGAGCCTTTCATTTTCAGAGGAATACCTTTCAAGATTAACCAGAACTCGCCCGACAGATTTACAGGTCAGTTGCAGAAATGCACTGGCTTTTTCATTTATCTGTAAAGAAAGGAGGTAGAACTATGAACTATGTTGAACCAATTCGAAACAAGGAAGACATCGACATCATGTGTGATTATCTAAAAGATTGGGACTATCGCAACTACTTGATATTCTTGACAGGCATCAACACAGGCTTACGCATTTCCGATATTCTTAATCTAAAAGTGTCCAATATACGTGGATGGTATATCTTGCTGATAGAGAGAAAAACCAAGAAACGTCGAAAGGTCAAGATGAATGCTTTTCTCAAACGGGAAATAGATAAGCACATCAAAGGCAAGCGTGTCGGCGATTACTTATTCCAAAGTCGCAAAGGAAAGAACAAGCCGTTGACAAGACAGGCAGCTTACAGCATTATCAAGATAGCTGCTGAAGATTGTGGAGTTGAAAACGTTGGAACACATACCATGCGAAAAACTTTTGGCTATCACTATTATCAGAAGTACAAGGATATTGCAATGCTCATGGAATTATTCAACCATGCCAGCGCAGCAATTACCAAAAGATACATCGGCATTAACCAAGACCAACAGGACCGAGCCTTGGCAAATTTCCGTTTAGGAACATAAGAATGTGACATATTGCAGTAGTGTCAGATTGAAAAATAAGAAAGCTGAAAAACCTTTTGTTTACAAGACTTTTGAGAGAAAAGTGAAAGTGACACAATATAGGTTAAAGATGATTGAGAGGGAAATTGGTATAGTTTTATTTTAGGAACTACAGAACAGAGAACTTTTCAAGTGGTTTTTGAAGAATGAGAAAAAAGGGTACTATTTTTCTCACTATTTTCGTGTTATATTTGTATCATGAATTTTTGTAAACAAGTAGGACAGCTGGACGAGTTGTCCTTTTCTGTTGTAGAAAGGAGTAGCCATGAAACCAAAACGGTATCCATATTCTGGCAAACCAAAGAAAAAGGAAGTGGTCAAAGTCTTCGCAGATAACAAACTCATTGCAACACATGTATTTGAAAGATGCCACAGACCAACACCAGAGATAACTAAGCGCTATATAGGGAGCGCAACTCTATGACTTTCAAAAGAGTCCGTAAGACATTGAAGTCTAGTCGCTGGGAGAAGTTTCGTAGTCGTACCATGAAACGTGACAAGTATCTCTGCCAAGAATCGTTGAGATATGGCAAGACTGTTCCAGCCGAAATGGTACATCACATCTATCCAGTATCAGAATATCCAGAGCTGGAGTTCGTATCTTGGAATGTGATTAGTCTGACCAACAAGGTACACGGCACATTCCATGACAGAACTAATGACAAAGTTGTAGGACAGGGCTTGTGGTGGCAAAGAAAACGAAAAAAATTTTTCGATGAATTTTATAAAAATCTTTTAGTCATTCACAAAGCCCCCCCTCAAAATTAAAATCACTCTGTGCAGTTGGGGACCGGGAAGGGGAACTTTTTCCCCCTCTACGACTCTGTGAGAATTTTTGTCACATCTTTACACGAAATTTTTGGAAGGAGGTGAGTTTTTGGCAAGGCCTAAAGGACAAAGCACAATCAAAAACAGAATTGTGAAGTCCATGAAAGAAATGGGGACCTACTCAAAGCATTATGATGACATAATCGAAATCTATTCTGGCTTGCTCTATGACTACCAGAACGCTCGGGAAGAGTTTTTGGCTAATGGGTCACAGTTCACAGAAGAGCATGAAACAGGTAGAGGGACCATTGTTGAGAGAAAGACACCGTTGGTTCAGTCCATGGAAAATCTTCGCAAGGATATTGTGACCTATTCGGATAGACTTGGCTTAAATCCAAAGGCTGTCGGAATCGAACCACCTAAGCCAAAGGATGCTGGAGGTCTGGAAGGCATGATTGCTAATCTGCTATGATGATCAAAAACAATTCACCCAACTTCAAAATAGCGGTGGACTATGCCACTGATGTAGTCTCTGACAAGATAATTGCTGGCAAGAGGAGAATAAAGGCTTGCCAAAGGTTTCTCGATGACCTCGCAAGCGACAAGTTTGATTTTAGAAATGAGCAGTTTGATTTTGCAGTAAAATTCATTCAGGGTTTGGTCGTACACAGGAAAGGCGAATCCTTGGAGGGTATGCCCTTAACAAATGCCCCTTTCATTTTGCAACCTTGGCAGATTTTCTGTATTGTCAATCTTTTTGGATTTTATCGTAAAAATACAACAATAAGGCGTTTCACTGAAGCGCTTTTTATGTTGCCACGGAAAAACGGTAAAACGCCATTTGCCTCTGCCCTGGCTTTGACAGCTGCTATCTTAGATAACCAAAGTGGCTCAAATGTGTATATCCTAGCCAACTCTCTCAAACAAACACGAGAGAGTTTTGACTTTTTAACGCATACAGTCAAGTACTGGAAAGATAAGTCCATCAAAATCAAGGATAACAACAATGAGCATGTAATCCGTAAGGAGTTTACCAAAGGCTCTTTCACCATCAATGCTCTTGCTGCTGAAGAAGATAACCTGGATTCATTCAATGGCAACATCATCATCCTAGATGAAATCCACGGCATGAAGTCATCCAAGAAGTACACACTGATGAAAAACGCCCAGCGTGCTTATCGGAATAAGCTACTCATGGCCATCACGACAGCAGGGGACAAGCCAAACGGTTTCTTAGCCCAGCGCTTGAAGTACTGTGACAAGGTTCTTGATGGAACTGTTGAAGACGACAGCTATTTCTTGTTTATCTGTGATGCAGATACCGATAAAGATGGAAAAATAGTCGATTTCACTAACCCAATCTACATCCAGCAAGCCAATCCATCGCTTGGGGTGACGGTTGAGCTCAAGGAACTTATCCACGATGCAGAAGTCGCTTTGGCTGATCCACAGACACGGAATGAATTTTTCAACAAGACCCTCAATGTCTTCACGAACTCAATGACGGCATACTTCAATGTTCAGGACTTTATCAATTCTGATTTGAATTATGACTGGACCTTGGAAGACTTGGTTAAGTTACCTATCAAGTGGTATGGTGGTGCAGACTTGTCCAAGCTTCATGACTTGACTGCTGCAGCTCTATACGGAACTTATGAAGATGTGGACATTGTTATCACTCATGCATTCTTCCCAATTACTGCTGCACATCAGAAGGCTAATGATGATGGTATTCCATTGTTCGGTTGGGAGCAAGATGGATGGTTGACCATGTCAAACACTCCAACAGTTTCCTATGATGACATCGTGAATTGGTTTGTAAGTATGAGGGACAAGGGGTTCAAGATTCATCGTGTCGGTTTTGATAAGAAGTTCGGTCGGGAGTTCTTCTCAGGAATGAAAAAGGCGAAGTTCAAGATTGTGGATGCTCCACAGTATTTCTGGAAAAAGTCGGAAGGATTTAGACGAATTGAAGCCAAGTCACTCAACGGTAAATTTTACTATTGCCATTCTGACGCATATGAGTATTGTGTCGGAAATGTTCGCGGGATTGAAAAGGTCGATGACATGATCCAGTATGAAAAGGTCGAGAAGTCTATGCGTATTGACTTATTCGATGCGTCAGTATTTGCTGCTTGTCAAATGCTAGAAGATAGTGAGAAATCAGGCAACGTTTCCGCTTGGTTGAACGGAGGAAGAAATTGAAAAAACGAAAGAAAAACAATACAAATCAAATTAGGTCAGAACCATCATCTGCTATGCAGGTCTTTGTGTCAGAGGATTTTTTTAAAAAATCCATGTCACAGGGTTATATTCGGCTTGCTGATTGCCCAGAAGTTCGGACGGCGGTTGATAGGATTGCCGACATGGTTTCGTCCATGACGATACACTTGATGGAGAACACCGAAAAAGGCGACATTCGGCTTAAAAATGAGTTATCTCGCAAGATTGATGTCAATCCATACAAGTGGATGAGTCGTAAGAAGTGGGTCGCAAACATTGTCAGGTCAATGCTTTTGGAAGGCGATGGGAATAGCGTTGTCTATCCCATCATTGACAAAGATGGCTTGATTGCTGACTTGAAACCATTGCCACCTTCCAAGGTACGTTTTGACGGGACCAACTTTGACTATCAAGTTCTTTATGACTACCAGGAAGCTTATGAACCTGATGAGGTGTTGCACTTTGCTATGAATGTCCACCCAGATAAACCTTGGCTTGGTCAAGGATATAGGGTCGTTATGGCTGACTTACTGAAAAATCTCAAGCAGGCTTCGGATACCAAAAATGAATTCATGTCTGGGAAGTATATGCCATCTTTGATTGTCAAGACAGATGCCAACACGGCAGAACTTGCTTCGGAAGAAGGTCGTGACCAAGTCTTTGATATGTACTTGAAGAACTCAACGGCTGGAAAGCCATGGATTATTCCTGCAGAAATGATAGATGTCCAACAAATCAAGCCGCTTAGCTTGAATGACATTGCGATTAAGGATAGCGTGGAAGTTGATAAGACAACGATTGCCAACATCTTACAAGTACCAGCCTTCTTTGTCGGGGTTGGTAAATTCGACAAAGCAGAGTTTGACAACTTTGTTACTACGCGTATTCGCTCTATTGCTGAGATTATTCAACAGGAGCTGACAGCCAAGTTGCTTCTTTCTGCCAATCACTATTTTATTTTAAACTGGAGAAGTCTACTGACTTATGACCTCAAGGCCTTGTCAGAAATTGGCTCAAATCTCTATATTCGTGGATTGATGGAAGGAAACGAAGTCAGAAACTGGATAAACCTACCACCGAAAGAGGGGTTGGACCAGCTTGTCATTTTGGAAAACTTTATCCCTGCTGATAGGATTGGCGACCAGAAAAAACTAGAGAAAGGAGAAACAAGTGGAGAGAACAACATATCTGACTCGTAGCTTTAAATCTGAACTTGCTGTTCGTGAACAACAAGAAGGACAACAAGAGAAAGTTATTGAGGGTTATTTTGCAGTCTATGGCTCTGAAACAGAATTGTGGCCTGGCGCTTTTGAAGAAATCAAAAAAGGCGCATTTGATGATACTCTTGAGAATGATATTCGAGCACTAATCAATCACAATACAGAGCTTGTACTCGGTCGTAACAAGGCTGGTACATTGACTTTGAAAGCTGATGGCAAGGGACTATGGGCCCGTGTTGTCATCAACGAACAAGACACAGATGCACTCAATCTATATGCTCGTGTACAGCGTGGAGATGTAGACCAATGCTCCTTTGGCTTCAACATCATTGAGGAATCAACAGAATTTCGTGATGATGGAACGGTCAAGTGGACTATTGAGAAGATTGACCTACATGAAGTATCTATCGTAACTTTTCCAGCATATGAAGCTACTAGTGTTCAAGCTCGGAAACGAGATTTTGAAAATCTACAAAATCGGACTTTGGAAGTCCGAAAAAAACAACTAAAGGAGAAATTAACTCATGCTAAAACAACTCATGCTCCGTCGCAAAATTAAGGTCTTGAAAGAAAGCTTGACTGAGTTGAACGATGGCAAGAACTTTGATGAACGCAGCGCTCAACTTGAAGTAGCTATCGAAGAAGCTCGCTCTGATGAAGAAATCAAGGCAGTTGAAGAAGAAATTGATACTTTGACACAAGAGCAAGCTGAATATCAAGATAAAATCGATACTATCCAAGCTGAAATCGACGAACTAGAAGAAGAATTAGCTGGATTGGAAGGCAAGGAGCCTAAAGATGAACCCAAAGAAGAACCTGCTGCTGAATCCGAAAATCGAAACAAACAAAAAGGAGAACTCTCAACTATGACTCGAAACAAATACTTTGGTGGATTGACTCGTGCTGCGATGACTGAATTGGTAGAACGCAACGAAGTCAAATCATTCCTTGAAAACACACGCAGCCTGATCCAAGAAAAACGTGCTGTCAATGGCTCAGAATTGACCATTCCAGAAGTGTTCTTGGAGTTGCTTCGCAACAATATGGATCAATATTCAAAACTGATCACTAAAGTTTGGCTTAAACCTGTCAAGGGTGAAGCTCGTCAGAACATCGCTGGTACAATCCCAGAAGGCATCTGGACGGAGATGATTGGAAAACTCAATGAAGTTGATTTCAAATTCAATCAAGTTGAAGTGGACGGTTACAAGGTTGGTGGCTTTACTGCTGTTCCTAATTCCATCCTGAAAGACTCCGACCTTAATCTTGCTAATGAAATTCTTTTGGGTCTTGCTCAAGCCATTGGTCTTGCTCTCGATAAAGCCATCCTTTACGGAAAAGGTACTAAGATGCCTGTTGGTATTGTGACTCGCTTGGCAGAAATCCAGAAACCTAGTTATTGGGGTCAGAATGAACCAGACTGGACTGATCTACATTCTACTCACCTGTCAGTAGTACCTGCTAACATCACAGACCCTATCACTTACTACCAAGAACTGGCTACTAAGCTCAATGTCATTGATGCCGATTACTCAGACGGTAATGTTTTCTGGGCTATGTCTCGCAAAACGCATCAAGCATTGAAAATTAAGTTGATGAGTTTCAACTCGGCTGCAGCTATCGCTTCAGGTCTTGATGACACTCTGCCTGTAATCGGCGGTGATGTAGTTGAACTCAATTTCATTCCTGATGGACATATTGTAGGTGGATTTGGATCGCTTTACATTTTAGCAGAACGTGAGGGAGCAACCATGGCCCAATCTGAACATGCTCAATTCATCGAAGACAATACTGTCTTCAAAGGAATTGCACGCTATGATGGCCGTCCAATTTTTGGTGAGGCTTTCGTGGCAGTCAATGCATCAGGAAAAGACGGAGCAGTTGCCCCAGCACCAACAGATGTGACATTCGCTGCAGACAATGCTAACACATAGGCTAGGAGGTAAACCATGAAAGCAGTTGATGTAAGAGTTAAAGCGCTCGCTACTTTTTCCGATAGCCAATCTCCGATTGGCCTTCGGAGAAAAAATGAGGAGTTTGTAACGGCAAAAGACCGGGCAGAATATCTGAACGGGTTGAATGAAGCACCGCTTGTGGCTGTTTTAGAGGAAATAGAAATACTGCACTCTGAATCAGTAAGCGAAAATGTTTCTGAATCAGTATCCGAGTTAGCAAGTGAGCTGGCATCGGAAGTCGTTACAACTCGCAAACCTCGCAGAAAAACCTCTAAAGAAAGCGAGTAAGCCATGGAATATTCAGATGTCTTGAAACTAGTCAAAATGAAAGAAGGCATCAGGTCTGACAAACGCGACGAATATCTAATAAAGCTTATCGAAAGCTCTATTGATGAGTTAGAGAAAGTAAAAGGGATTGCGATTGATTTGTCTTTGCCTCACCATGTCGTATTTGTAGCCGATTGGACCTATTACCAGTACATCAACAAGGACCAGTCAACCATGCCTCGTTATCTACAACAGAAACTGCTCGACTACCAAATCACATATAGGAAGAAGGTAGAGTCATGAGATGGAATGAAGATTGTACACTGATTTCACTTTCTGAAGAGCCGATATTGGACGAGTTACTACAGCCAATCCACATAGAAGTAGGTGTTGAGGTATCATGCAATAAGCGTTCTCTCACACGGTCAGAGTATTATTTTGCATCACAAGCCAACATGAATCCCTCCATGGTGCTTGAGGTCCACGGTTTTGAGTATGACAATCAGGTGTATGTGGATTTTGAGGGTGTGAGGTACGAAGTTATTAAGACATTTGAAAATGGTGATATCGTCGAATTGACTTGCGAGGTGGTAAAAAATGGCACTGGATCTAACTAGCGAAATCATGTCTGCACTAGAAGAGTGGTCGGAAGAAGTTGAGCAAGAAGTTGATGAAGCTGCGAGTGATGTTGTTGATAAGGCAGTTGCCAAGTTAAGGGTCAGTAGCCCAAAGATGACAGGGAAATACAGAAAGAAATGGGCTAAGAAACGATTGAAGACTGGAACTTATGTGGCACATGTCAGAGGACCTGACTATCGCCTGACCCATTTACTTGAAAACGGCCACGTTAATCGTGATGGTGGACGAACGAGCCCGCAAGTCCATATAGCACCAGTGGAAGAGGAAGCGATTGCTGAATTTGAAGAACGTATCAGGAGAATTGGCTAATGAAACTATCAGAATTTGCAGCTGTCATGAATGAATTGGGAATACTGTGCCGTTACCGTCAATTCAGGAAAGGGGAAAACCCTAAACCACCCTACGCAGTCTATTATCAGGATGGAGAGGATAATCTCAATGCTGATAATGAAGCGTACCACACTATCAAATCAGTCACAGTAGAACTGATTACAGATAAGAAAGATGAATCACTGGAAGATAAACTAAAGAGCCTGTTTAATCAAAACAAGCTCTTTTTTGAGTTTTCCGATGAGATGTATATAGAGTCAGAAGGGCTCTATCAAGTCATTTATGATGTCAGTCTAATTTAAGAAGGAGAAGAATATGACGACAAAACCAGAAAACAAAATTGAATTTGGTTTGGAGAAAGTCCATATTGCCAAAATTACCTCAGAGGATGCCCTAGGCAATTTGACTTATGACACTCCACAAGCCCTACCTGGGGCTGTCGAGTTGACAATTGAGCCGCAAGGAGAAACGATTGATTTCCAAGCGGACAATGTGACTTACTATGGCGGTTCAACAAATAAAGGCTACACAGGTACATTGACAATTGCTCGCTTGACCGAGTACTTCCAAACTGAAATTTTAGGAGAGAAGCTAGCCTCAGACGGAACACAGTCTGAGTTTGCTGATGCGGAGCAAGCAGCCTTTGCAATGATGTTCCAAATTGAGGGGGACAAGAATGCTACTCGTCACGTAATGTACAAGTGTACAGTTACTCGACCAAAGCAGGGTTCGAAAACCAAGTCAGGAGACCCGAACACTACGGAACTTTCCTTTGCATCAGTCCCACGAACATCTGATAAAGCAGTTAAGACTCGGACAACAGCAAACACAACCAAAGAGGTTTACGACGGTTGGTTTACAAACGTTTACAAACCCGCAGAAGGCGTGACATTTGGAGAAACAGAAGGAGCAGGTGTCTAATGGAACGACTTTATCAAATTGGGGACCAAGAATTTCGGTTGGTGACCAATGGCTACACACCAATTGCTTACAAAAATCAATTTGGCCGTGATTATTTCCAGGACATGATGAACATGTTCCAAGGAGACGCCTTGTTGAAAATGGTGGCTTTGTCACAAGAACAGAAAGAAATTGATGTCAGTAAGCTAGACATGTCCATGTTGAAAGATTTCGATATGACATTCTTCAATCGACTGTTCTGGACTTTTGTGAAATCGGGAGACCCTACGGTCAAGCCTTACGACAATTTCTACATGGATTTGGAATACTTCCCTGTCCAAGATGTTGCTCCTATCCTAATGGAAATGCTGGAGGCAAATATGGCCACAAAAAAGCCTTCGATGACAGCGAATCTGCAAGTGATGAACTTTTCACAGTAGAGTCCTATTTATCCTGCTGTAAAGAAGTCGGTCTGTCAGTAGAGGAGCTACAACATATCACGCTTGGAATGGCCCTTGACTACCAAACAGACTATATCAATCTTCGTGATCCAGAGAAACAAACGGAAGTTAAGACAAGAAGAGCTACGCAGGACGATATTGATAATTTCTAAAGTGCTTTGAGAGAATTTCTACGATGAATACCTTGTTAACTCAAGGAAAACGTTGCTAGAATCGCTCTCTCAGCACTTTTATTTTTAAAGAAAGGAGGCAATATGGCAGGAAAAATTAAGGGTATTAATATTGAAATCGGTGGCGATACTACTGGATTAGATAAGGCCTTAAAAAATGTCAATAAGTCTGCCTCTGATGCCAGCAAGGAAATCAAAGAAATTGATAAAGCCTTGAAATTTGACCCTGGCAACGTTGTCTTGCTTGGGCAGAAGCAGGAACTCTTGGCCAAGCAGGTTTCCAACGCCAAAGAAAAGCTTGAAACGTTGAAGACTGCTGAGGAGCAGGTTCAGAAGCAATTTGCAGAAGGAAAGATTGGTGAGGAGCAGTATCGATCATTTCAACGCGAAGTTGAAGTTACCCAGAATGTACTGAAAGGCTATGAGAACAAGCTAGAGAATGTAAATCAAGCATTGGCAGGGAATGCAGATGCAGTCCAAAACAATGCTCAGACTATGAAAGGCTTGCAGGAAGAGACGAACAATCTTTTGAAGGCTGATTTGCTGAATGATTTCTCTGGCATGATTGCTGACGCCTCTCAGCAGCTTATTGATTTTGGGCAAAACTCATTAGAAGCATTTCGGACCGTTGATGAAGGAATGGATACCATCGTCACAAAAACGGGAGCTAGCGGTGAATCATTGCAGGAAATGCAAGACATTGCATCTAACCTGGCGACCACAATTCCTACTGACTTTACAACAGCAGGTAACGCGGTTGGTGAAGTTAGCACTCAATTTGGTCTAGTTGGGGACGCTCTTCAACTCACTGCTGAGGATATGATCAAGTTCGCAGAAATCAATGGGACTGATGTTACTTCTGCAACACAGACCTCCAAGCAGGCATTAGAAGCCTATGGGCTATCTGTTGATTATCTTTCAGATGTGTTGGACAGTGCTACCTACGTCGCTCAAAATACTGGTGTTTCAGTTGATGATTTGATGACAAAAGCAGTTGACGGGGCACCTCAGATTAAAGCCTTGGGATTGGAATTTGACCAAGGTGTCGCTTTAATCGGTAAATTTGAAAAAGCTGGGGTTGACTCGTCAGCTGCACTTGGCTCGCTATCAAAAGCAGCGGTCAACTACGCTAAAGACGGAAAGACACTTGAGCAAGGATTGAACGAGACAATCTCTGCTATTCAAAACTCTGCTAGCGAGACAGAAGCCTTAACCATTGCTTCTGATGTGTTCGGCTCAAAAGCTGCACCTCGCATGGTTGATGCAATCAAACGAGGAACATTTAATTTTGATGACCTAGCAAATACAGCTGAGAATGCTGCTGGAACGGTCGGCAAAACATTCGACTCTACACTTGACCCAATTGACAAATTTACGACTGCTCAAAATATGAGCACAGAGGCAATGGCTGAAATTGGCGGTATGATTGCGGAAGTCGTTGCTCCAGTTTTGGAAAGTATGGCAAGGATTTTCAAATCCGTTGCACAGTGGGTTGGGAATTTGCCAGGGACTATAAAGACTGCGATCGTGGCTTTTGGTGGGATTGTTGCAATTGCTGGTCTACTATTACCAATAATCGTTGGTATTGTAACCGCTCTACCAACAATGATAGGGTTTTTATCCGGAATTGCAGGAGCGGCTGCACCAATAATAGCTCCAGTACTTGGAATTGTAGGAGCAATTGCCGCACTAATAGCAATTATCACATATTTGTGGAACAACAACGAATCGTTTCGAACGGCTGTAATCGAAATTTGGAATGCGATTATGTCGGTAATAAACAGTGTTATTCAGCAGATTTCTGCTTTGGTTATGTCTATCTGGGGCACATTGGTTGCATGGTGGACAGATAATCAGGAGCTCATCAAAGTTACTGCAGAAACTGTCTGGAATGCTATCATGTCTGTCATCAGCACAATCATGACAGCCCTACAGCCACTCATACAAGCCGCTTGGTCAAATATCCAACTAGTCATCGAGACAGTCTGGACAGTTATCAAAACAATTGTAGAGACAGCAATCAACACTGTACTTGGCATCATCAAGGCAGTTATGCAGGCGATTAACGGTGACTGGTCTGGTGCTTGGGAGACAATGAGAGGTGTTGTAGACGGCTTAATCAATGCAATCAAGTCCATCATTGAGACAGTTCTCACAGCTATTCAGCAATACATTCAGACAACTTGGCAGGCGATTGTGACCTATATCCAATTTGTTCTCGACATGATTTTCAATATAGTATCCACTATTTGGAATAGTATATTGTCATTTATCGCCAACATAGTAACCTCGATTTCAAATACAATTTCCAATGTATTTAACGGAATATCTAGCACGATCAGCGGCGTGATGTCTGGAATTTATAATACTGTAAGTAGTGTTTGGAATGGCATAAGGAATACAATTACGAACACTATTAACGGTGCCAGGGACGCTGTTTCCAATGCTATCAATGCTATGAAAGGTTTATTTAACTTTGAATGGTCGCTACCTAGACCGAAATTACCACACTTCAACCTTAGTGGCGGTGAAGCTCCGTGGGGGTTCGGCGGTAAGGGGTCCTTGCCGTCTATTGATATTACATGGTTTGCTAAAGGTGGTATTTTGACCAAGCCCACTATTTTCGGCATGAATAGTAATGGTTTGATGGGTGGCGGTGAGGCTGGGAAAGAAGCCATTCTACCACTGAACGAAAGTACACTTGGCATGGTTGCTGACCATATCATGTCTACTGTCAAAGACAAGATTGTTGTGAATGTGGAACAACCAAAGCCACAACCAATCATTTTAAATATTGACGGCAAAACATTCGCTCAATTGATCGTGGGACATGTTTCAGATGCCCAAGCACAGCGTATTCAAATTATTGAAGGAGGAGGCACAGTTGGCTAAACACTATGGAATTAGATACAATGGCAGGCATTCATTTGAAGATGAAGGCCTGCTTTTGCTGGACGAGCGGTCAATCAGCATTCCCGACAAGAAGAAGGTATTGGTGCCAATTCCATTTTCGAATGAAAAATACGACTTTTCGACTGTATATGGTGGGCAACTCTACGAACAGAGGACATTGACCTATCAAATCAAAATCAAGAATACAATTTATGGTACTAAAGAAGCTATGAATATGGCTAAAACAAGTGCTATTAACTGGCTAATGGGTACTACTGGACTCGCACCTCTATATGACGATGCGATACCTGGATACTACTTCTTAGCTGAGGTTCAAGGCGATAGTGCTTTCGAGGAAGATTGGGCGCATGGTATACTCAAAATCACATTCACAGCTTACCCCTTTATGATTTCGGAAAAAGCTGAAGGTAGCGACATCTGGGATGATTTTAATTTTGAACTCGATGCTTTTCAGGATGTCGCTTTTGAGGTCAATGGTTCGCTCGATATTCTATTGGTCAACACAGGCATTAGCCTAGCACGGCCAGAGATTACGACGACCAGTAACATGACATTGACTATGCGCAATCAACAGTTCAGCATCATTACAGGTAGTCGGACATATGATTTCTTTACTTTGGATAAAGAAAATGAAATCCACATTGAAGGTAACGGCAGAATATCTTTTAAGTGGTATAAGGAGCTGATTTGATGTATGCAGTTAGTTTAATAAACAGTGCCAATGTGACACCAATTCACGATTCAATGGCCGGCGGGAATAAGCTCTTGTCGGCCATTATTAAGTTTGAAATCAATAAGATTGCCCAGTTTGACTTCCAGTTCTTGCCAAACAACGCTGGCTACAAAGCTCTTATCAAGCCCTTGCAGACTATGGTCCAAGTAGTCAATATGCGGACAGGTAGAGAGGTGTTTTATGGTCGTATCGCACCGATTACAAACGATATGGCCGAGAGCGGAGTGTTCACCTTCGCTTACAACGCAAAGTCTGAACTTGATTTTCTGAACGACAGCAAGCAAAAGCAACAAATTTACCGTGGGAAGAAATCTGATTTTGTAAAGCAGGCCCTACAATTTCACAACGATAATTTGGAAGCCTACAAGGAATTTTTGCCGGGGGATCTGACGGATTTGATTGCGACAGGCGACTATATGGAAGCCGATGTAGACCCTTCCAAGTCGACTTTTGCTACCTTGACAGACCTTATTCTCAACGAGTATGGGCTGGAGTTACAGATTCGCAAGGAAAATGGGAAGAGGTATCTTGACTTTAGGAAACAGATTGGCATTGCCAGCAACACGGAAATCAAGCTTTCTGTCAATCTATTGTCATTAAAGCAACATATCAATCCAGAAGGTATCGTATCTCGCTTACTAGTTTATGGCAAGCAAAATAGCGAGACAAATCAGCGTGTCAGCATTGCATCCGTCAACAACGGTAAGGATTACATTGATAGACCAGACTTGATTGCCGAGTATGGCATCAAAATGGAGACTGCCACGTTTGACGATATAGGAGACCCTGTTGCTTTAAAACAGGCTGGAGAGAACCAACTTGCTACTCAAAAGGCGGTAGCCTATCAATACTCTGTCTCGGCAGTCAACTTATCGCACATCAATCCAAATTTTGATGAGTTTGAGGAAGGTAATACTTACAGGGTCATCAACCCTGTCATGTCTATTGACGAGCGATTGAGAGTTGTTGCAAGGCAGATTGACCTGTTAAGCGTTGAGCGGTCAAATTTGACAATTGGTGACAAATTTAAATCTGCTGAAGAGTGGCAACTGGATAATATCCGTAAAAGGACAAAGCAACTGGTCACGACTAGCCAACTAAAAGAGCAACAGAGCCAGCTGGAAGAAGTTAAAATAATTGCCAGCTCAACCGCAGAAGCCGTTGATACTGTCAACACAACAATCTCGGAGCAATCAAGTCAGCTATTGTCAGCACAAGACAAGCAGAAGTTGGATTATCTGCTTGTAACAAAAGAAATCAATCTGGATGAGTTGATGACAAGAGTAGAAACATTAGAAGGGAAATGAAAATGGGAATTGATAACTACTTAAAAGTAATTAAGGATGGTGTCTTTGGTCGAGATGTCCGTCAAGCTATCCACGATGGGATATATAGCACTCATCAAGTTGTGGATGAGAATAAAGATTTAGTCGACCGAGTGACATTGAGACAAGATGCAGTCGAACAATACAACAATCAAATGATTACTGAAATGACGGACAAGGATGTTATTTCGGCGCCGGAGATCATCGCAGCTCGTGGTGGGGCGACGACGCTTGTGGAGAGGTTGGATAGTGAGAAGGCTGAGATTACCACGCAGTTGGCATATATCGAAAATACAAAAGCCGAGCAAACCGCCTTGGAAGTTGAGCGCGCTAGAATAGACAGCTTTACAACACTCGCTGCCGGAAGCACGACGGGTGATGCGGAGTTGATAGATGGGAGAATTGGAGCGGATGGCACAACTTATGCAAATATCGGTAGTGCGATAAGAGGACAGATAACTGGATTAGATGAAAATTTAGATGTTGTATTAAAAGAAAAATATAATACGTTATTGAGTACGATTAAAACACAAAGCGTTCCACCGCTTTTGCAAGAAGGCACGGAAGGTATGATGATTAGAGTTTCTAATCCTAAAACAAACATTTACGGTGTTAAAGCATGGTTTAAAGTTAAGCAAGCTGGAAATGTTGTCTTAGGCATTGGTAATGGGGATAAAATATACGATTCTGCAATAAAATACTTTAACGAAGATGGGAGTGGAGTTGATAATATTTTTGAAACATCTTGTGTATTAAATATAACAGCAGATGAAGTAGGCAAAGTTATAGAAAAATACTTCGAGTTTGATAACCCATATAATGTAGCCTATGAAAACTTAAACGTTGGTTTGTGGGGATTAGGGTTGGCATATACACAAACATGGTTAAGCAAAACCCAAAGTGAAAGTATTATGGATTTTACTAATGTAACTATTGATGCCGAACATGGTCGATATGCTATCCATACGGCTTATGGAAATTATTATATTAATGGTGGTGGTGTGGCAAATTCAGATATTTTACCAGCTATTTCACTAATTAATGAATCTAAAATTTTTGATGTCAATTGCATTGAAAATGGTTCGATTAATAAAGAAAAGTTGAATGCAGTAATAAGTGATGGACTTGATAAGATGAATTTGTTAGACAGCTATACCAGTGTAATAGAAAATATAACAAAAATTAATAATAATAGCATTTTATCTTCAACGGTTACAGCAATGCCAAAAGAATTAAGCCAAGGGGGGTGGAACGGTAGAGTAATTAGGATGAAAAATCCTAAAACAAAAATTTATGGTGTTAAAGTTATGGATAACGATGATGTGAGAACACTGTATGTCGGGATCGGTAATGGTGATAATGCTTTAAGTGGAACTATTTATTTAGACAATTCCCAAACTGTATTTAATAAAATATATAGTTTTACTGTGTCACAAGCTGAATCAACCTCTCTATTTGAAAGATATATAGAATTTGATGAACCATTAACAATTGATAGCGAATCGCTGTTTGTGGGTTTTTGGGGATGGTCGTCGGATAAAAGTCATATGCTTAATTGTAATCTTGATGGTCAATTGATGTATAGAAATGATGATGATATAACCTATAGTGCAGAACATCCGCATTATAAGGTCCAGTATCATACAGAGGCAGATGTATATTACATTCAAGGCACTGCGGACAGTTCTCAAATGCCTGTAATTCAATTAATCGGAGAAGATTACGTTGTTCCTTATTCAAAAATCACAAATGATGTTGTCGAAAATCCACTATCTAAATTAGATTATAGTGAAGATTTTGCGTCAATTTTTGATACTATCGCTTGTATAGGAGACAGTTTGACGGAAGGTGCAGTTGAGTATTCCACTCAAGGTACTGATCCTGATAGATTTCCTTTCTCGTACCCTGGTCAAATACAAAAGAGATTAAATAATAAAGTGTTTAACTTTGGGCATAGTGGTGCTACCAGCAGAACATGGAATCAAACGGCAACAATTAAGGGGTATTTCACAAATACAGAATATAAAGCGAAAGCATATATTATTGCACTAGGTACAAATGATCTTGGGATTGAAGGTTCATTTGATGGAACTGTTACCGATATTGATGTTGCTAATTACAATAATAATGCAGATACAAGTGTAGGTAACTATGCGAAGATTATTCAAAGAATAAGAGAATTCCAGCCTAGGGCGAGAATATTTGTAATGACTTTACCTCATACTAGAAATACCTTCACATCTGTAAAAGCTGCAAGTGAAAAAATAAGACAAATTGCAGAATTGTTAAATTGTTATGTTATAGATTTAGAAAAGTATTATATTAGACCAACTGATGCAGAAGAATTTAGAAATAAGTATTATAAAGGTGGACATTTGAACACTGTTGGCTATAAATACTTTAGTAATGTGGTAGTTACGTACATAAACTATATTATAGAGCAAGATCCATACAGCTTCTGGGACGTGTCGTTGATCGGAACTGATTTGATGTAAAGAACCATAAGCACAAGTTTCTGAAAATCATTTTGCCGTAAAAATTGTCTTAAAAATGAAAAAATGTAAATCGTAAAGGGTGGCCTCGGCTTCCCTTTTTAATTTGAAAAAGGAGAATGAACAATGACGGAAATAATTGAATTGTTAAAAGGGCAACTGTCGAAAACGTGGACGGATGGGTCTCAACCTACCGTCGAGGCATAGCCTATGCCAGGACAGGATATTGTGAGAGAAGCTATCCGAGCTACTTGGACTATAGATAAAATTGCTGGGGTGGTTGTCGTCATCCTCGCGATTATGCTTGTCTCGATGGTTGTCAGTCAAAATACACATGTTAAGAGATTGATTAACAATTTCCAGAAAACCAATGATGCTTTGATGGATACTAACCGTCAAATCGCTAGCGATAATCAGCGTCACATGGAACATTTGACAACAGCAGTCAATAATTTGGCTAGCGAGACACGCAGTGACATAGCGGATTTAAAAGAACAAGTCTCTGAACTAAAGGTAGAGGTTAGAGATCACCAAATTTAGGAGGTAGAAGATGGATCAAATAACAGGAATACTTGTCAGCTCAGCAGCAGGAATTTTAACAATCATCGGTGGAATGATAATGCACGAAGTTAAAAAATATCTGCTTACCAAAGGCGGTAAGCGTGCCGTTGAAATCGCTGAAATTTTGGCAAGGAATGCCGTCAATGCAGTAGAACAGATAACTAAGCTAGACCAAGAGCATCATGTAGACAAGTTAGATATGGCTAAGCGTCGGATTACTAGCCAGCTGGAAAAGTACAATATTTACATGACTGAAACTCAATTGGAAACCTTTATCGAGAGCGCTGTGAAAGAAATGAATGATGCGTGGAAGGGAGAATAATTATGTCTCTAAACATAGAGCAAGCTATCGCCTGGATGGAAGCTAGGCGAGGCAAAGTCACTTACTCAATGGACTATCGTAACGGTTCGAATAGTTATGACTGTTCTAGTGCTGTATACTATGCACTAATGTCCGCTGGAGCCGTTTCAGCAGGTTGGGCAGTAAATACTGAATATGAGCATGATTGGTTAATCAAAAACGGCTTCACCTTAATTGCAGAAAATTCAGCCTTTAATGCTAAGCGAGGAGATATTTTTATTTGGGGCAAGCGAGGTCAATCGGCGGGGGCGGGTGGCCATACAGGAATATTTGTTGATTCAAATAATATTATCCATTGCAATTATGCTCGTAATGGAATTACTGTTAACGGATATTTAGATGTTGCCCGTGCTTCAGGCAATAAATATTACTACATCTACCGACCCCACGGACAGTCAACAGTATCAGCATCAACTGCAGGGAAATCCATTGACCAATTGGTTCAGGAAACTCTTGCTGGGAAATATGGCAACGGAGATGCCCGTAAAACAATACTTGGCAATCAATATGAGGCTGTCATGGCAGTCATCAATGGCAAAACTACGACTAATCAAAAGACTGTTGACCAGCTGGCACAGGAAGTGATTCAGGGCAAACATGGCAATGGTGAAGACCGTAAAAAGTCACTTGGTAGCCAATATGAGGCTGTCCAAAAGCGTGTTGCCGAATTGCTCAAAAAACAGCCTTCTGAGCCGTCTAAGAGTTCAGAGGTAAAACAACCCACGGGAACCAAAACAAGCCAAACTAAGCCAACTGAGAAAGCTACAGCAAGCAAAGAAGAGGGAGACCTCTCTTTCAATGGCGCTATCTTAAAAAAAGCGGTTCTGGATAAGATTCTGGCCAACTGTAAAAAGCATGACATTCTTCCAAGCTATGCTATCACCATCCTACACTTTGAGGGGCTTTGGGGTACCTCAGCCGTAGGTAAGACAGACAACAACTGGGGAGGCATGACATGGACAGGTCAGGGAAACCGCCCAAGCGGTGTCACAGTTACGCAAGGAACGGCACGTCCTTCAGTTGAAGGTGGGTACTACATGCACTATTCAAATGTAGATGACTTCCTTACAGACTGGTTTTACTTGCTACGCTCAGGTGGTTCTTACAAGGTAAGTGGTGCTAAGACCTTCTCGGATGCTGTCAAGGGCATGTTCAAAGTTGGCGGTGCAGTCTATGATTATGCTGCAAGCGGATTTGATAGCTACATCGTCGGAGCTTCCAGCAGACTCAAGGCTATTGAGGCTGAAAATGGATCACTAGCCAAGTATGATACTGCTACCGTCACAGATGTCGGTAGCACAGACAAGATTGAGGTCAACATTGAGGGGATTGAAATTTCCATCAATGGAGTCAAGTATACTATTTCAAAGAAACCTGTCTAAGATGAGACATAGAAAGCCCTTAGGAGAAAATTCTATGGGCTTTTTTTCTTACTCAGAATACAGTGGGAAACAGTAAAAATACAGATTTCTAGATATTATTTCCAATTTTAATAAAAAAAACAGACTTTTTGCGAATAAACAGATAGGAGGTAATAAACTATGTTACATTATGACGAATTAAAACAGGCAATAGATGGAGGATATATTACAGGCGACACGGTCATGATTGTCCGCAGGGATGGTAAGGTATTTGACTATGTTTTACCAGGCGAGCCAGTTAGACCATGGGAGATTGTGCGTGAAGAGAAGGTAGTAGATGTGATGAGGGAATTAAAAAAGACCTTGTCCAAAATTTGTCCAAAATGTCCAAAAAATGCTAGGAAAAGATAAAAATTGTATATTGTAAATAAAGCTAAACTACTGTATTTTTAATTACTAATATTTTCTACTATCCACCCTAATTTTCCTGCAGGGAAGATAGAAATACAGAAAAACCCTTGATTCACAAGCGTTTTTAACTTTATTGCCCCGAATTCGCCCCACTTTTTTTATGAGCAATCTTTCCAGACATCTCTGATTTGATTAAATTCGGCTCTTTGTCAAATAGTGTTGATGAAGAAATTTAGGAAGGAATTAAGCAACTAATTGTTGCTTAATTCCTTTTTGTTTTGGGCCAAACATTTTTGTTATTAAAAGAATCTTGTCCTAAAATGGTAATAGTTTCTAAAGCCGTAGGTATTTTTTTCAAGTACTTTTATTTTATTGTTTATTCCTTCGATAGGGCCATTTGTTCTAGTTGGATGCTCATAAGTATTTTGAATATGTGGCAGGTAAGTAATTAGAGTCTTTAATACTCTTTTTAAACCAGGAGATAGGTCTAATTGTGTAGCTGCTTCAATCGTTTCCTTGAATTCTATATAATCTTTGTCCTGAATACATTCACGAAGTGAATGTACAACCTCATAATCATTTTTAAGAGATGGATTGTTTTCTAAGATATAATCTACGATTCCTTTGCTTGTTATAAAACTTTCAAAAATCATATAACGACTATATTTATAGTTCTGAAGTTCATTAGGATTCTTTAAAATCAAGTTCCAATAATGTTTTAACTTTCGATATAATTTAGGGTCTTTATAACAATGCTTATCCATGACACGTAACCGAGTTCGATTTAATCCTCTATTTAAGGCTTGTAGAATGTGAAAAGGATCAATGATCATTTTTGCGTTAGGAAACATTTCTTTTATTAATTGAATGTACGGTAAGTACATGTCGATTGAGATAGTTTTTACCTTTAATCTAGTCTTAGGCTCAAAACGATGAAAATACTTTTTCAAACTGTAAGATTTTCTATCTCTTACAACATCGACTAGCTTGTGTGCTGTGCTATCACAAATAATGAAACTCAT